GCCCGGGCCTCGACCGGCCGCCCGACCGCTAGCCCAGAGGCTGCCTCCGCGTTTGATAAGAGCAACCAATCAGGCGCTACAATCAACATCACCAACAACTATCCGCAGGCCGAGCGCGACTCGAAGACGCGTGACGACGTTGCCCAGGGAATCCGCCTGGCCGCTATCGTCTGAACCACCCGCACGCCGCTCCCGTCATCTCACCTGACGGGAGCGTGTGTCTCAGGAAGTGAGAGAATTACGTCATGAGCATGTACACCCTCGACGGTAAGGATCTGGACGACCCCCGCGGGCGTTGGGTGCTTGAGCACGGGACGAATCTCCCGACGTGGGGCGAGCCCCGCACTACGTCGGTGGATGTCCCGGGGCGGTTCGGAGTCCTCCCCATCCCAGCCACCGTGTCGGGAGTGCAGACCGTCGTGCTGAAGTTCAGGGTGTTCTCCTGGACTGACGGCGGCAAGAGCCGCTGTAAGGGCACCCTGACGGACCTGGACTCGAACCTCCACGCCCTGAGGAACCGTCTACAGGTCCTCGGGCGCCTACCCGTCCTCGGGTTCACGCCGAACGGCGGAACCTTACGAGTGGCAGACGTCCGTCTGAAAGGAGCCGTCGCCCCGGTGTACGACGCCGACAGCCTGACGGTCGCGCTGACCGTCACCTACGAGATCCCCGACGGTAGGTGGCACGACCCTCAGCCGACCGTGCAGGAACTCTCGTCGGTGAATCAGCTCAACGGAGGCTCGGCTCCCATCACCGACGCCCTCCTGATGCTCGCCCCCTCGGCCAATGAGATGGTCATCCGAGACGTCACCAGCGGCTCCACCGTCACCTGGAAGGGCAGCGCCATCCCCGCGGCAACGGACCGAGTCCTGGTCGACGTTGAGCGCTACACCGCAGTCCGGCAGACCTCCACCGACTGGGAGGTCCTGAGCAACGCGGTCGACGTCAGCGGTCAGATCAGCATGTCCGCCGGAGGATTCCGCATCACCCCCGACTCCGAGGGGCAGGTCGGTCTCCAGGTCACCGGGGGTACCGGATACGTCAAGGCGAGGAGGGCCTACTGATGTCGCCAATCGCCGATCCCCGCCACCCGAAGGGGCTGGCGATGCGATACGTCTCCTACGAGCCTGGAGGTGGGCGTCTAGGCGTCCTCCCTGACGTCATGGCTGGGACGTGGACGGTGCCGAGGCTCGACACCCCCACGCTGACGCTCTCTTACCCTCAGAACGACCTGGGCGTGCGAGGGGCCCTCCTCGACGGCTCCCTGGAGGTCGCCCTCGAGCTCTCCTACGACGGCCAGACTTGGTCCGAGCCCCCGAACGCCCGGTTCATGACTCAGTCCTCCGAGTGGGACCCTATCGGCGATGGCTCGGACAACCGGAACGTCCAGCTGATCCATCTCGGGCACCGCCTTGAGCAGGCCCTCGTGTGGCAGGTCCCCTCCGAGGCCCGAAACAAGGACGGCAAGTACAAGTTCAACAGCGCCAACGCTGGCGCCATTCTCAAGACGCTGTGGGAAGCCGCCTCGAAGCGCGGATGGGGTAAGGACCTGCGCATGGACTTCAGCGCCTCGCTGGACTCCTCCGGGCAGCCTTGGGCCAGCATCACCACGCTGGCTTTCGACCAGTCTGCCACGCTCCTTCAGGTGCTCAAGGCCCTGATGAACATGGGAATGGTGGACTACCGCTGGCAGGGGCGGACGCTCCAGGTCTACAACGCCGACTCCGCCCTGGGAAGGGACAACTCGGCCCTCATCTGGCGCCTCGACGGCAACGCCGGGGCCCCGGAGAAGGCCGACTGGTCGGCGCTGTGCACCCACGTCCTCGTCAAGGGCGAGGGCGGCCGGTCATGGATCTTCGAGAACCGGGAGGCCCCCTCCTACCTCCCCCGCACTGAGCGCGTGGTGGAGGCCGGCGGGGTGGAGCAGGAGGACACCGCTCGAGCAGTGGCTCGGGCGACCCTCATCTCCGGAGCCCACGCCCAGGAGGAGGTCAAGCGCGAGTGGGAGGCGGCGGCCGTGAACTGGCTGCCCTTCCGGGACTACCTCCCCGGGGACTGGGTCCAGGTGGAGCGGTCCTACGGCACCCTGGAGAAGATGCGCATCGTGCAGACATCCGTGTCGGTCACCGCCAACGGACGCGTGCACGGGCACACAACCTTTGGGACCGCCCTCGACGACATCCTCTCGCGCATCGTCAAGAAGCAGAAGGGGATCACCGGGGCGGCCTCTTCCGCCGGGAACCAGGTTCGGCCCGACACTCCCGCCAGCAAGAATCTACCCCGAGCCCCTGAGGGGCTGGTCGTCAACTCGGTGGCCGTCATTCGGGATGACGGGACTGCCCGAGCTACGGCCGTCCTGGGGTGGAACCCCGTGTCTACGGACAAGGATGGCGTTGCCGTCGACGTCACCGGGTACGAAGTGGCCTACCGGCAGCTTCCATCCGCCCAGGGTCCTCTGTACCCGGTCCCCAGCGGCACTAGCGCGCAGATCGGCGGGCTCGGTGTCGGAACCCGCTACGCGTTCTCGGTCCGGGCCATCTCTCCCGACGGGGGAGGAGCCTGGTCGGCTGAGGTCGTGCACCTCACGGCTACCGACACGACGCCGCCGCCCCGGCCGTCCAAGCCCTCGGTGGGCCAGACCCTCGGCGTGCTGAACGTCGTGTGGAACGGCCTCGGGGACGCCGGACAGAACATGCCGGCGGACTACTCGCACACGGAGGTGGCGGTCTACGTTCCCGGCCAGTCCCCGTCGGCGGCCCTGACTCAGATGCCTAAGCCGGTCCAGCGGACCAACCTCGCCGGCCTGGAGATCCGGGAGTGGGAGGTCGCCCTGCGTACGGTCGACTACTCCGGCAACAAGTCGGCGTGGTCAGCAGGTGCCAGGGTCACGCTCGAGCAGAACATCGACGTGGAGGCGATCACCCGGAAGGTCGAGGAGAAGCTGGCTGCCGGCGACGCCCTCCAGCGCCAGGCCCGGGCCGAGACCCTGAAAGAGATGGCGAAGCTGACCGAGGGCATGACTCAGGTGGCCCTGTCCCTGGTGGAGACTGGCCCCTACCCGCCTGACGCCGGCGTGGTAAACAAGACCCAGTGGGTGTCTCCGGACGCCCGCATATTCGTCCTGAAGAAGCGAGGAGACTGACATGGCCTACACCCCCACCACCTGGAAGGACGGCCCTGAGGGGCGCACCCCCATCACTGCCTCTGCCCTAACCAAGATCGAGAACGGGTTGGCGGCCGCCGCGGCCGTGGCCGACACCGCCAACTCGAAGGCCGTGTCCGCCGCCCCGGCCACGGATCTGGCCGTCGTCAAGCAGCAGGTGGCCCAGATCCAAGACCTCCTGAAGTTCATCATCCCCGTCGGAGGCATCATCCCGTTCTACGGGACGGATCAGCCTGAGGGCTGGCTCACCTGCAACGGGCAGGCCGTCAGCCGCTCCACCTACGCGGCCCTGTTCGCCGTCATAGGTACCCGCTCGGGAGCCGGGAACGGATCCACTACCTTCAACGTCCCGGACATCCGGGGCCAGGTCGTGTACGGCTACGGATACAACGGCCGGACGATGGCTCTCGGGGCGACGGTCGGTGAGCTGGACCACCTGATCTCGACGTCCGAGATGCCTCCGCACTCTCACGAGATCGGTGAGAAGGGCAACTCCAACTCCCGGTTCCAGGCCCGCACGGCCAACCAGGACATCGGTATCGGCTCCTCCGGCTACACCTACCTGACCTCGACGGGCTCCTCCACCGGAGACCGTACCCCGATGGCTATCGCGTCCGGCAGCCAGACGAGGATGCCGGTCTTCCCTCGCGGGTCGGTCGCCAACTACATCATGCGGGCGAAGTGAGGTGAGCCGCAGCCATGGCTGAGATCAAGGACGAGTACATCCAGTGGCCGGGTCCCGCCACCTTCCCCAGCGCATCCTCTACGCCGGCCTATGACCGCTACGCGAACGGGAACACGACCGTCCACTCCCACAGGGGCTGGGAGTGGGTGGAGGTGGACTCCCCCTACCAGAAGGCCGCCGCGTCACTGGCCCAAGCCGCCATTGAGACCGCCGTTCAGCGGGCCTCGACGGTGTTCGGCACGGTCTACTACCAGCGCGGAAACGCTACCGACCGACCTGACTTCAACGGACAGGCGATCGGCGACACGACACGTATCCAGGACCCCCAGACGCTCAACATCGTGGCCGAGTGGAAGTGGACCGGAACGTCCTGGGAGAAGACGCAGATCTCCAGCGAGCAGATCTCGAACCTCGACGTCGGCCGCCTGACGGCCGGATCCGCGTCGATCAACGAACTGGCCGCGAGGAAGATCGCCGCCGACACCGGCAAGTTCCTCCAGCTGACCACCGACCAACTGACGGTGACTGGAAACGCCTCGTTTGTCGACCTGACTGCGAAGCACGTGTGGGCCAAGATCGTCAGCGCCCCTGAGGGGGAGTTCGGGCAGATCCACGCAGGAATGATCGCCGCCAACTCAATCAGTTCCGACAACCTTCAGGTGGGAGCCCTGGACGGCCAGGTCATCACCGGCGCCCAGATCCAGTCGGAGAAGGCCCCCAACCGAGGGCTCAAGCTGTCAGGCAGCGGTATGCAGGTGTACTCATCGAACGGCTGGAAGGCTCTGGACATAAACGCCCAGACAGGAGATATCTCCATCAGCGGACGCATCGGACGTCGCGACACCTGGTCGGAGGTGTGGTTCAACGACATCGTCTCGCGTGAGAACGGTCTGGACGAGTACAACGGGTACAAGCGCGGGTGCGGCCTATCGTTCAACTCTCTCCAGGACGACTGGTGGGACGGGACGATCTCGCTGCGCAAGGCGTCCACTGGAGACCCGTCCCTGCGAATTCAGGCCCCGTACCCTAAGAGGCTGGGAAATGAGTCGCCATCCCTGACGGTCGGTACCTCCGCACTCTACATGTACACCCCTGCCGGGGGAGGTGCCTCGTTCTCGTTCAACAATCTCGGACTAACCCTTCAGGCCCAGCACGTGTACTGGTGGATGAACGACAACGGGTTCTCATTCGGAATGAAGAGCGATAACCAGGGCCGGCTGTACGTGGGGAAAAAC